AGGATCTGTCACCACAAGTAATAGAAAAAATGTAGACTTTTTAGGGTATAATCCTACAGGAACATATACAACCTCATGTTTACAACCAAATTCTGATTCCGCTACAGCACCTAATCAATTTGTTATAGGAATATCTAACTATAGTAGTAGAACATCTTTAGACTTTTATTTTTCTTTAGATCCTTATAGTAATAAAATATATGTAATATGGGTACAAGGAACATGGATTTTTTACATAGACCCTGATAATTGGTCTAATATAAATTGTATAAACACTGTTAATACGTTATGGTTAAGAACTTTAAAACCTGGTTTACAAGGATATAGAAGTTCAAATAGTGTTTCAGGATGTGCTAATAATGGATATAAGTTTTCTGCTATAGTTCCAGGATTAAATAAAAAACTATACATAACTATATCTAATGCAGGATATACAAGAACTTCAGGATCTATAAATATACCAAATGACTTACTATATCATATAGAATTAGATACACAAACTAATACAATATCTTTAGTTCAGAATGGTATAAATGCTAATTTAACAACTGGTACTTATTCTGGAGCCGGAATGTTACCAAATGGTGTAATATTTGGAGTTCCTACTTTAAACTATTCAAGTTTGCTTCCTAATAATAAATCTTTTGAGATTACTACAGGCGCCATACCAAAAGTTATAGGTGATAATGCTAGTGAAAAAAAATGCGCAATTGATGTAAAATCTACAACAGCTAGTGCTTATGGTGCAGGAGTTTTTTCAATAGCTACTGTTTATCAACTTGGTAGTCCAGGATCAACATTTATAACTATTCCAGGAAAAAATAAAAGAGGTAAATTTATTATATCAGGATCAAATAATGTCTATGGAATGGAGGTTATGAGTATTAAAAACTTTTACAACAATGTAACTAACTTTAATCTTAAGAATACATTAGATACTGAGAACACTATTGATATACTTGAGCCTCCTACCAATTTAGCAAATTTACCTACAAGTGATTACAATCTTTATGTAAATAGACCTAGATAAAATTTTTATTTGTATATTATAGATATACCCTAAGTAATATGACAGCAGGTTTTGTACTCAGATTTTTAAAAAAGGTTGGTGAAATAATTAATAAAAAATGATATGACACCAGGAGAACTTAAAATCTTAATGGCATTAGATAAACTATCTAAAAATTTAAATGACTATAGTGTAATTTCAGGTACAGTTAAACAATCATATGATTCAGGCTCTGATATTTATAGTGCTGATTATAATGAAATACTAAATCAAACAGATTATTCAATTATTCCTGAATCTATTTCAAATGGTCTTATACGTTTAAGAGTTGATGGATTTACTCCACTTACATATGATATAAGAAAAGTTCAATTATTTTCAGGACCTTCTTTAGATCCAAGAAACACATTAGCTGTAACAACCTTATTTGAAGATAATCCTTGGATAGACTTATATTTTGAATCTATGAATAGTTCTACACAATTAAATAATGGTTATGGCTTAGGTACATTAACAACTAATGCCATATCGTTTGAATTACGATTATATCCAGTATAAAATGGACGCAGAAAACTTAGTATTTACGGCAAAAGATGTTATAGGTATAATCTTATTAGCTGTTTCAGTGTTGGGTGCTTATTTTGCTTTAAAAAAAGACGTGGAAAAAGCAGTTATGAAAATCAAAGAGATTGATACTCAACTACTACACAAAGAAACTATAATATACAAACGTATGTCAGAAATTAAAGATGAACAGAAGTCTGATCATGAAAAACTCTCTGTTAAAATAGATACTCTTAATCAGCACATGACCACAATAAGCAATAGTCTTGCTGAACTTACAGGATATATCAAAGCTAAAAAAGAAGATTAAAGTATTATAATATAAATTTGGTAACTTTAAAGTTTTATTCTACCTTTGTTAGACTAAAACTTTAATTATGGAAAACCAACAAATTACTCTTGAGGATTTAAAAGCTAGAAAAGTTGAGCTTAAAAATCACTTTGAAGAAGAAATTCCCTTCTTAGAAATACAGCTTAGATATGAAACTCTTATGGCTGATATTGAAGAGCAACGTGCAAGAAGAACTTTTAGCATGGTTAAAATAGCTCAAATGGTAGCTGCTCCTTCTGAAGACAATGTAGAAGAATCTAGCAATACTGAAAAATAATGGCTATTGTAAATCAGGTACGAAAAACCGTAAGGATGGATTTGTGGAATATAGTAAAATTTCAACTATCAGCACATTGTATTCTTAATCAGTTAAATGTATCAGATTTAGATTTAAACTGTCTAACTTTTTTAGCATTAGGCGGTGAGCAGTCTTTAACAGAGTTTTGTGAAGCTGCTACCAAGAACAAGATTTTTGGTAGCAGCCAATCTGTTAGAAGTGCAATTACTAAAGCTGAAAAAAAGAATCTTGTACAAAAAAGTTCAGGATATAATAAGGTTGTAAAGATTAATCCTGATCTTAAGATTCAAACATCTGGTAATATACTATTAGATTATAAATTTGTAAGAGTTGATTCCGAAACATCTAAATAATATACGCTCAGAATTTTCAAAGAATTATGAAAATGCTGAGTTAATAGAGGATATTATAGACTTTTACTGGACTTACGTCAGAAAATCTATAACCAATAAAGAATACTATAATATTAATCTTAAGGGTTTAGGATCTTTTGTAATAAATGAAAAGAAACTAAACCAATCTATGGCTAAGAAGTATCAACTTTTAGCATCTCTAAACAAAAAAAATTATTCATCTTTTGGTAAATATTCTAGTATCCAAACAGAACTAGAAAAATTAAAGAAAGTAAAAGATCAAATAGTAAAAGAAAAAGATAGAAGAATAAAGTTAAGACAATCTAATTATGCTAAACAAAATCAAAATAATCTGGAAGAATAAGTGGTTAATTCTTGAAGGAGTAATAGGTTATTACTTTACTAAGAAGAAACACAAGAAGATAGCGGACTATAGAATGACTATCTGTAGAAACTGTCCTCTATTTGATATAGTTGGTAAAAGCTGTTTAGTACCCGGTACTCAACCTTGTTGTGGTAGCTGCGGATGTTCTTTAGATTATAAAGTACACAGCATGTCATCTTCTTGTCCTGAAGGTCACTGGGATGCTGTAATGTCTGAAGAAGACGAAGATAAATTAAATGCATACATAGATGGCACTAATATTTAAACCAGAAACACATAGTTACATAAGTGTAGATCCTAATGAGAATATCACATGGACTAGTGTAACTAGTATAATTTCTAAGTTCAAGAAACCATTTGATGCTGATGCCATAGCTAAGAAATCTTCTAAGAATAAGAAGAGTAAATGGTATGGTATGACACCAGATCAAATTAAAGAAGCTTGGAAAAATGAGTCTCAAAAAGCTATGAATCTAGGAACTTGGTATCATGGTCAAAGAGAAAAAGATCTCCTATCTTGTGAAACTATTAGTAGAGAAGATCTTATAGTACCTATTATTAAACCTATAGAAGAAGATGGATTTAAAAAAGCTCCTGAACAAAAGCTTGCTGATGGTATTTACCCTGAGCATCTGGTATATCTTAAGTCTGCTGGTATCTGTGGTCAAGCAGATAGAGTGGAGGTGGTAAATGGAAAAGTAAACGTATACGATTACAAAACTAACAAAGAAATAAAAGTAGAGTCTTATATTAACTGGGAAGGTATCTCAGATAAGATGCTAGATCCCGTTAGTCACCTAGATGACTGCAACTTAAATCATTATAATATCCAGCTTAGTCTTTATATGTATATAATTCTAAAGCATAATCCTAGATTAAAACCTGGCAAACTATGTATAGAACATATACTTTTTAAAGAAGCTGGTAAAGATGCTTATGACAATAGAGTTGTATACTATGATGAGTTTGGAGAACCTGTAGTAGATAAAATTGTTACTTATGACTTACCTTATTTAAAAACAGAAGTCATAAATATAATAAACTATTTAAAGAATGACAATTAAACTATTTGATATAGAAAACAATGTAGTAATCCCTACTGAGCATTGTTATACGTTGACAACTTTAAAGAACATCATGGACAAGTATCCAGATGATTACTTAAAGATATATCAGTACTTGTTTTATATGACCTGTCCTAATCCGGATCTTAATCCGTTTTTTTATATGATGGAAGAAGATAAAGAAGATATTATATTGGCAGAAATAGACGCTAATTTTAGTACAGAAGACGAGGGTATACCAGGAGCTCTTCAGTTTTGTAAAAAATTATATGAAACACCAACATCACGAGCTTATAATGGTATTAAGAAGATGTTAGATAAACTAGCTGACTATATGGATAAAACACCTATTACACATGGAAGAGATGGAAATATTACAGCGTTGGTCTCGGCTGCGTCCAAGTTCCAACAAATTAGAGAGAGTTATAAAGGAGCATACAAAGATTTACAAGAAGAACAAACAAGCCACGTTAGAGGTGGACAAGGACTTGCATATGACCAAATGTAATTTATCAGAGTTCTTTTTATACTATGCTGAGTATAGAAAAGAATGGTTAGCAATACCAAGAGACAAGGTTGCTGAATTCATGAATGATGCATCTTTACCTACATCGCATAAAGATGTTGTATCTTTGATAAAAAAGATAGAAAATGGCAAAGCAAAACATTGAAAAGGATCCTCCTAAAGGTGATATCAAGTTTTCATTAACTCTTTCTGAAGAGCAAAAACGTGCTAAGGAACTTATCTTACAAAGACCATTTAACTTTTTAATTGGTCAAGCTGGTTCTGGTAAAACATTATTAGCTGTACAAATAGCATTAGATATGCTATTTAAACGTAAAGTAAATAAGATTGTTATTACTAGACCTACAGTATCCACAGAAGATAATGGTTTTTTACCAGGTTCTGAGAAAGAAAAAATGGAACCTTGGCTAGTTCCTATTAAATCTAATATTCGTAAGGTATATAATAAACCAGAAATACTAAATAAGTTAGAAGAAAATGAATCTTTAGAATTAGTATCTCTTACACACTTCAGAGGTAGAACTTTTGAAGATTGTGTATGTATAGTAGATGAGTTTCAGAATCTTACCAAGTCACAACTACAAATGTGTGTAGGTCGTCTAGGTAAAAATGCTACTATGATATTTACTGGAGATGCTCATCAAATAGATTTAAAATTTAAAAATGATTCGGCTATTCATGATATATCTAAACTGGATAAATCAGATTGGGTAAATAAAATCATCTTACATGATAATCATAGACATGAATCATTAAATGAAATATTAAGACTTCTTAATGAATACTAGTTTTATAGATATACCTACTTGGAAAAATGGTATTTGGTTTACGACATCTTTTGAAACAAGAGATAAATATAGAGATTTTGTATTATCTGTATTTAAAGAACCAGGTCAATATAATTTTGATGAAACCAGCTTTTTATTTAATGAGCAAGCTAGACTATTTAATAAAAATGGTTTTTATTGTACATCTCCACAAGGTAGTAAAGATTATAAAACATACTGGGATCATGAAAAAAATAAGTGTAGGCACGGTGTAATATTTCAGAATGATACTAATACTTGGTATCTTCCCAGAGATTACTACATGTGGTTAAACTTCTTACCTATCTTTAATAAAGAGATTCAGAAGTTTGGTTTTGCTGATGTGCGTGATGCGCAGTATCATATGGCTCTATATGAATTATTAGCGGAATTACACTATAAACATAGTTCTATACTTAAGAAACGTCAGATAGCTTCGTCTTACTACCATATGGGTAAGATGATTAATCAGATCTGGTTTGAAGAGGGTATTACTCTAAAAATAGGAGCTAGTCTTAAGGATTATATTAATGATAAAGGTTCATGGAAGTTCTTAAATGAATATGAAGCATTCTTAAATAAACATACAGCATGGTATCGTCCAATGAATCCTGGAAAGGTATTATTATGGCAACAAAAGATTGAGATAGTACAAGGTTCTCAAAAACGTAAAACAGAGGTGGGTCTTAAAGGTGTACTTCAAGGAATGTCTTTTGAGAAAGACCCTACTAATGGAGTTGGTGGACCATGTAAGTACTTCTTCCACGAGGAGGCTGGTATTGCCCCTAAGATGGATACTACTTTTGAGTATATCCGTCCTGCTATGAGATCTGGATTTGTTACTACTGGTATGTTTATAGCAGCAGGTTCTGTCGGTGACCTTGATCAGTGTGAACCTCTTAAAGAGATGACACTTAGACCTGATCCTAATGATATATATTCAGTAGAAACTAATCTAATTGACTCTAAAGGTACACTAGGTAGATCAGGTTTATTTATTCCAGAACAATGGTCTATGCCTCCTTTTATAGATGAGTTTGGTAACTCTAAAGTAGAAGAAGCTCTTCACGCTTTGGAAGAACAGTTTGCTATATGGAAAAAAGATCTTAGTCCTGAACAATATCAATTACGTATATCCCAGCATCCTAGAAATATTGAAGAAGCTTTTGCCTATAGAAAAGTATCTATATTTCCATTAAATCTTATTACAGCTCAACAAAGAAGAATTGAAGATAAGACATATGCCACAGAATATCTGGATATATACCGAGATGAAAAAGGTGATATAGAAGTAAAGAACACAAGCAAATTACCTATTATGGATTTTCCTGTAGATAAGAAACAGGAAGACAAAACTGGTGTATTTGTATGCTATGAAAGACCTGTAAAGAATCCGGAGTTTGGAATGTACTATGCTTCTGTTGACCCTGTTGGTGAAGGTAAAACAACTACCTCAGAATCATTGTGTTCTATCTATGTATACAAAACTGCTGTAGAAGTAACCAGAAATGATGGTGAAAAAGTAGAGACTTTTGTAGAAAGAGATAAAATAGTAGCAGCCTGGTGCGGAAGATTTGATGATATTAATAAAACACACGAGAGACTAGAACTTATTATAGAATGGTATAATGCCTGGACTATAGTAGAAAATAATATTTCTCAGTTTATTAATCACATGCTCTATAGAAAGAAACAGAAGTATTTAGTTCCTAGATCGCAAATATTATTTTTAAAAGACTTAGGTGCTAATGCTAATGTATTTCAAGAATATGGCTGGAGAAATACAGGCACATTATTCAAGAGTCATATGCTAAGTTATGCTATTGATTTCTTAAAAGAAGAACTTGATCAAGAGTTAAAAGCTAATGGTGATGTGGTAAAAACAACATATGGTATAGAACGTATACCAGATACTATGTTATTAAAAGAAATGGCTGCTTATCAAGAAGGATTAAACGTGGATAGACTAGTTTCTTTTGCAGCTTTAGTAGCTTTTGCTAAAGTACAACAAGCAAATAGGGGATATAAAAAGAGATATGAAGAAACAGGAAAGCCTAAAAACTTGGATAAGAGCAATAATTTCAGTAAATTGAATATGAGCCCTTTTCGTCATATTGGATCAAAGGGCTCAGCTTTTAATGGAATGAAGATACCTAAACAACCTTTTAGAAATTTAAGATAATATGCAGATATATAATGCCATGCAGCTCAAGAATGGAGCTAAGGTAGAACAAAATAGAATGGGGACTTTAAATCAACCTATTCAATTTTTACCTAAATCTAAAAAAGATGATCAATGGGCAGCATGGAACCTAGACTGGTTAGAATGGGAAGGTCTTAAACAAATAAGACGTAATGCTCGTAGGCTTATGAAAAATTATAAGCTTGCTAAAGGTATTATAGATAGGACTGACTATATAGTAGAAGACGATAATGAATATGGAGATTTAATAGATGTTCTTACTAAAGAAGATGCATCAGCACTAGAACTTAAGTTTTATCCTATTATTCCTAATGTGGTTAACACATTAGTAGCTGAATTTGCTAAAAGAAGTACTCGGGTTACTTATTCTGCAGTTGATGAATATTCATATAATGAAATGCTTGAGCAAAAAAGAGCTCAGCTAGAAGAAACTCTTATTGCAGATGCTACTACTAAACTTGCAATTAAGTTAGAAGAAATGGGTATGGATATTAATTCTGAAGAATATCAAGCGGAATTAAATCCTGACAAAATAAAAACTTTACCTCAAATTCAAGACTTCTTTAATAAAGACTATAGAAGTATGGTAGAGCAGTGGTCTGAACATCAACATAGAGTAGATGTAGAAAGATTTAAAATGGATGAGCTTGAAGAAAGAGCTTTCCGTGACATGCTTATTACAGATAGAGAATTTTGGCACTTCCGTATGATGGATGATGACTATGATGTAGAACTATGGAATCCAGTGCTTACTTTCTACCATAAATCTCCTGAAGTACGCTATATATCTCAGTCTCAATGGGTTGGTAAATTTGATATGATGACGGTAGCTGATGTAATAGATAGATATGGTTGGCTTATGACAGAAGAACAAATGTCTTCTCTAGAGTCCATATATCCAGTAAGAGCAGCAGGTTATCCCATTCAAGGTTATCAGAATGATGGTAGTTATTACGATGCTACTAAATCATATGAGTGGAATACCCAAGGACCTTCTCTAGGCTATAGGCAGTTTACTTCTATGTGGGATAATACAGCTTGGGGAGGTGATGTTGTTAACTGGATTATGTCAGAGAATGAAGATTACTTTGACATGGCTAATTCTAATTTACTACGTGTAACTACAGCATACTGGAAGTCACAGCGTAAAGTTGGACACTTAACTAAAATTAATGATGTAGGTAATGTAGAAACTGATATAGTTGATGAAAACTATAAAATAACAGATAAACCTATTTATAACTTAGATCTGTTTAAAAATAAAACTAAAGATAATTTAATTTTTGGTGAGCATATAGACTGGATTTGGATTAATGAAGTATGGGGTGGAATTAAAATAGGACCTAATAGACCTACTTTTTGGGGTAGTAATAATGCTGGTCAGATTAATCCTATGTACTTAGGTGTTAATCAAAATAGAATCAAGCCTCTTAAATTTCAGTTTAAAGGTGATAATACAACATACGGTTGTAAACTTCCTGTGGAAGGTTCTGTATTTTCAGATAGAAATACTAGATCCGTATCCTTGGTAGATTTAATGAAGCCTTTCCAAATTGGGTATAATATAGTAAATAACCAGATTGCGGATATCTTAGTAGATGAATTAGGTACAGTAATCTTACTAGATCAGAATGCTTTACCTAAACATTCATTAGGTGAAGACTGGGGTAAGAACAACCTAGCTAAAGCTTATGTTGCTATGAAGAACTTCCAGATGTTACCTCTGGATACTTCTATTACTAATACAGAAAATGCACTAGCATTCCAGCATTATCAGAAACTAGACTTAGAGCAGACTAACCGCCTTATGTCACGTATACAGCTTGCTAATTACTTTAAGATGCAAGCATTTGAAGTTATTGGTATTACACCACAGCGTCTTGGTCAGCAGATAGGTCAGCAAACAGCTACAGGTATAGAACAGTCTATTAATGCATCTTATGCACAAACAGAAACTTACTTCATACAACACTGTGATTATTTAATGCCTAGAGTACATCAGATGCGTACTGATCTAGCACAATATTACCAATCTACTAAGCCTTCTACAAGACTTCAGTATATCACTACAGAAGATGAAAGAACTAACTTCCAAATAAATGGTGTAGATCTATTACTTAGAGACTTAAATATTTTCGTGGCAACTAAAGCTAATCAACGTGCTATTTTAGAACAGCTTAAGCAAATGGCTATTCAAAATAATACAACAGGAGCATCTATCTATGATTTAGGAAATGTGCTTAAAGCAGATTCTATTGTTGAAGTATCTCACATACTTAAGAAAGCTGAAGATAAACAAACTCAGCAAAAACAAGCTGAAATGCAACAAGCTCAACAAATGCAAGAACAAGCTCTACAAGCTAAGGCTGAAGAAGCACGTCAAAAGATGGAATTTGAAGCTAGTGAAAATGCTAAAGATAGACAAGCTAGACTTGCTGAAGCACAAATTAAAGCGGCAGGTTATGGAGCTATGCAAGATATAAACGCTAATCAACAAAGTGATTATTTAGATGCTTTAGGTATGATTCAAAAATCTGATGAGTTTCAGCAAAATGTAACATTAGAAGAAAATAAACAATCAGATAAAGCATCAGAACATAGAGATAAAATGGCTATGGAGCAACAAAAGTTAAATACTCAAATGCAAATAGCAAATACGCAATTAGAAATAGCGAAAACTAATAAAAATAAATACGATCCTGGTGCAAAAGAACCTAAGAAAAAAGATAAAAAATAATAGTTTAGCTATATAGTATCGAAATAAAAAAATTAGAGATTAACTTTCAAACTTTAAAGTTCTAAATTTGTCGTATATTATTAATGTAAACTCAAAACCAACTATATGGAGGATACAACAAAAACCAACACAGAGTCTACTTCTGTAGAACAAGTAGAAATTAACCTAGATGAAATTCTAGGTACACCGGGAGCAGAAAACGTGATGCTTCCTGAGGATGGTAAGAAGGCTGATGAAAAACCTAACATTTTTTCTAAGACTTCTCCAGACCTCTCCTTCATTGACAATGAGGATGATGAAACTGACGAAGGCGATCCTCAAAAAAAGAAAGAAGAGAAAGTCTCCATAGATGAGATTATTGATGAAGCTCTACCTGCAGATGATGCTGCTGAAGATGATAAACCTAAGGGTGGACGTCCTAAGACAGACAAGTCTGGTATGTTAGACTTAGTTAGTAAGCTTATTGAAAAAGGACAACTAGTACCTTTTGATGATGATAAACCATTAGAAGAATATAGTATAAAAGACTTTGAAGAACTTCTTGAGGCTAACTTTGAAGAACGTGAAAATAATATTCGTCAGAATACACCACGTGAATTTTTTGAAGCTTTACCTGAAGAACTTCAGTATGCTGCAAAATATGTAGCAGATGGAGGTCAGGACCTTAAAGGTTTATTCAAAGCACTTTCTCATGTAGAAGAGATGCGTCAATTAGATGTAACAGATACGTCTGACCAAGAACAAATTGTAAGAGAATATCTTAGAGCTACCAACTTTGGTAATTCTGATGAGATAGAAGAAGAAATTGATTCTTGGAAAGACATGGGATCTTTAGAATCTAAGGCACGTAAGTTTAAGCCAAAGTTGGATAAAATGCAAGAAAGTATTGTAGCTCAAAGAGTAGCTCAACAAGAATACATGCGTAAAAAACAACAAGAGGCTGCTGAAGCTTATATGAATAATGTCTATCAAACTCTAACACCTGGTGATTTAAATGGTATTAAGTTAGATAAACGTACGCAAGCTCATCTATACAATGGATTAGTTCAACCACAGTATCCATCTATATCAGGTAAACAAACTAACTTATTAGGACACCTGTTAGAAAAATACCAGTATGTTGAACCAAGACATGATTTAATTGCCGAAGCACTTTGGTTATTATCAGATCCTGATGGATATAAGAATAAAATTAAAGAGCAAGGTAAAACTGCTGCTGTAGAAAAAACAGTAAGACAGTTAAAAACAGAACAAGCTAAAATGACAACTAGTACTCCAGTCATTGAAGAAGATAAAACTTCTCAAAGAAGGATACCTAGAAATAATGGAAGCTTTTGGAAAAGATAACCCTTTTAATAAATAAATAAATAAATGGCAACTCCAGTTTTAAACAATGGTATATTTCTACGAGATACCAATTATGCGGCTAGTTCGCACGTAGATTCTTACCACTTGGTTAACATGTTAAAGAATGCAGAACCTATGGACTTAGGCCCCGTTGATTTGTGGGCTATGGTTCAAAAGGTAGAAATGCCTCTTTATCAAATGTCTAGCTTTGGTGGAAAGAACATTATTAATGTTGACAATGCTCGCGGAGAGTACAAGTGGCAAACACCAGTTGTACAAGATCTTCCTTACATTGTAGATGACATGGGTCTTAGTGAAGAGACCAATCTAGGTGTTGATGGACAAACATTCCAAATTAAGATTTCTCGTCGTGAGTTTGGACATGGTGACATCATTACTTATGATAAGTACAATGGTTATGAAATGTACATTACTGCTGATGATATTATTCCTGCAGTTAATGGTTTCATTTATACTGTACAACTTGTAAATAATGACTCAACTCAAGGTCTTAACCTTACTGAGTATAACTATTTCCAATCAGGTACTAAAGTTTTCCGTAAAGGTTCTGCACGTGGAGAATATGGAGAGCGTTTCTCTGATATTCAAATCCAGTCTGGTTTCCGTGAATACTATAACTATGTTGGTGGTGCTGAAGCTCACGTACATTACTCTATTTCATCTCGTGCAGACTTGATGATTAAGGGTGGTATGAATGCTGATGGTACAGTTCCTGTAGTTGAGATTTGGAGAAACTTTGATAAAACTTCTGATCCTTCTATTACCAATTTAGAATCTATGGTTTCTAAAATGGGTAAGGATTATGTTAAGCGTGCTATGGGTAATGGTACATTATCTCGTACTTTCTTGACAGCTATGGAAGCAGCTCACTTAACTAAAGTAGCTTCTGACATTGAGACCTACTTGATGTGGGGACAAGGAGGACGTGTACGTCAAGATGGTCCAGATGACTTGCGTTTATCTGTGGGTCTATGGAAACAGCTAGATAACTCTTTCAAGCGTGTATATAATAAGTCTGGATTTAACTTAGACTTGTTCCGTTCTGAAATCTATAACTTCTATGCTGGTAAAGTAGACTTCCAAGGACCAGATCCTAAGCGTCAGCTTATTGTACAAACAGGTATGGGTGGTATGCGCATGGTTAATGAAGCCATTAAGCGTGAAGCTGTTAATTCAGGTTTGTTAATTCAGGCTGCTGATATTGGTGCAATTACCGGTAAAGGTATGGACTTGAACTTTGGTTTTGCTTACACTAGTTATGTTATTCCATTCTTGGCTAACGTCAAGTTTGTACTTAACCCAGCTTTTGATAACTTGCATACCAATGACATTGAGAACCCAATTATTGATGGATTCCCATTATCTTCTTATAGCTTTATCATCTTTGATATTACAGATAATACTAATGACAACATTTATATGTTGAAACTTAGCTGGGATAATCAGTTGAAATGGTGGTATCAAAATGGTACTATGGACTATATGGGACGTAGCCAAGGCTTCCAGTCTTCTGGTCAATTCAACGGATACCGTGTATTCATGACACAAACTATGCCTGCTATTTGGGTAAAAGACCCAACCAAGGTATTGAAGATTGTTATGCGTAACCCAATCACAGGAGGTTCATTCTAATCTTTATAGATGTAAAAACGGGGAGGGTGAAAACTCTCCCTTTTTTTACTATATTTGTCAAACATAAACCAATAAACCAACCTTATGAGTTTTACTAAAGTAGAAGGCTTTCTAAAAGAAAAGGGAGCTATCACAATTAAACCTTATTTTAATGACCGTGTAGAAAATATGGGTCTAGAAAAATATGGATTAGCACTTTATGATGGAGTATTTCATGAAGAGCAACTAGCATGTTTAGAAAATAACGGAATTAAACGTTATATAACAGGACTTAATGAGTTTGCACCAGATGTAAAAAATATTAAAGATCCTGAAGAAAGAGCTGCTAAGATTAAAGAAATTAGACTAGCTGTAGCTGAGTTAGAAAAGGAACTAGCTGCTAATGTTATAGAGATTGATGATTCTCAGTTTTGGAATAAAGTAAAATTACTTAAACCAGATAATGATGAATTTTGGGCTAAAATTAGTATTAGATGTGGTAATGAACCCGTATTTTTAGATCCCAAAAATGACCCCTATGATAGAATTAAATTATATGCTATTACAGCAGGTGGTTTTAGTATGGTAGCTAAGTCATATGAAGATGCCCGCAGCCGTAGTAAAACAACTAAATTCTTTTTAGATAGATTTGAAGAAACTGTATCAAGCAAAACAGAACTTAAAAAACTTCGCAATAAAGCTCTATCAGAACTTCAGAAGCTTTACGAAAAGAATATTAATAAACTTATGTATGTAGCTAAGATTGTAGATATAGCTTCTGCACAATATAAAAAATCTACTCCTCATGATGTTATCTATGATATCATGGATAAATATATTACAGGAGAAGGATCAGAAAGAAGTGCTCAACGAGCTGCTCAAAACTTTCTAGAAACATCTAACTTAGACATGGAAACACTTAAGTTGAAAGCTATGGTAAAAGATGCTATCTACTATAAGATGTTTATGACTAGAACAGATGGATTTATCTATTATAAAGAACAAAATGCTATGCTAGGACGTAATCAATCTGAAATTGTAGAGTTTTTAAAAAATCCACTTAATGAAACTGTCTTAGTTGAAATTACAAAAAAAGTAGAAAAGTACTGGAATAATTAGTATATTATTAGTATGGCAGCTAAGAAAACAAAATCTAAAGTTAACCAAGCCGGTAATTATACCAAACCTGGTATGAGAGAATCTTTATTTAAAAAGATTAAGGCAGGAACTAAAGGTGGAGATCCCGGAGAATGGTCAGCTAGAAAGGCACAGTTACTTGCTAAAGAGTATAAATCTAAGGGAGGAGGATACAAGTAATGGCACTGGCTAAGTCTCAACAGAGTTTAAAGAACTGGAGCAAACAGGAATGGATGACTTCAGGTACAGCAGCTAATAGAAAAAAAGGTTCTTCTAAAGAGGTTCCTTCTAAGGGTAAGAAAAGATACTTACCTAAAGCTGCTTGGGATGCTTTAACTTCTGGTGAAAAGGCTGCTACTAATGCTGCTAAAGCAAAAGGTAACAAATCTGGTAAACAGTTTGTACCTCAACCAAAATCAGCAAAACAAAAATCTAAAAACTTCAGATAATATGGCACAAATGAAAATGTCTAAAGAAGACAAGATGCGTGAAGAACGCTGGAAAGTAGAATCTGCTATGGATACTATTCGTAGATATAATGACCTACAAAAAGATAAAGCTCTTTTAGGTAAGGTTCGTAAGGCTACTGAACAACAACTAATGATGTTAGGTGGTATGGTAAAACCCGCCACAACTCGTAAAACTAAGAAGTAATGGCGAAGAAAAAAATCATTGAGTACAAAGGTACCAAAGCAGAAGAGCGTTATTCTTCTAAGTCTGCTGCTATGAAGCATGAAAAGACTGAAAGTAAGAAAGAAGAAAAACGTGAAAAAACATTAATGCGTAAAAAGAAAAAATAATGGCAAAGAATGCAAAACAACAAGCTGCTATAGCTATGGCTATGAAGGCAGCAGGTAAGAAACCTAAAATGGCTATGGGTGGTGGAACAGGTAATTTAAAATCTGTTGATACCTCTAAGAATCCTGGACTAGCAAAACTACCTTCAGAAGTTAGAAATAAAATGGGGTATGCTAAGAAAGGTGGTGCTTATAAAGTAGGTGGCGCTTATAAAAAGAATATGGGTGGAAGTTGTTCTACTCCTAGAATGCTTAAGAAAAAGTAATGGCTAATAAGGTTAGAGTATCAGCCGGAGGAGAGAAACATGTAGTCTATAAAAAGACTAGTAAACGTGGTAAAGGAGAACCTGGTAATATTATGGTAAACCATCCAACTAAAGATAAAGGTAAATGGGATACTATAGATCTAACTAAAAAAGCCGGAGCTAAAACAGTAGCACAAGGAGTAGCAGCAACTAAAAAATGGCATAAGGAAAATCCTTATATGAAACCTAAAAAGAAAAAACAGTCTGGTGAGAAAAATTGATATGGGCAAATATGTTTTCTTGCTTGGTAAAGATGCCACAGAAATATTTGACTATTACAATGTTGATATCTTACACGGACTTAGAAGAGAGGATGCCCAGGCTGAAGAAGTAGATAAGACTAAAGGCAATGGTGTTTACATAATGGGATTAACTAACTATGATCCCAGAGACAAAAAGCTAACAGGAAAAGCTCCATATAAAC